CTACGGGATCACCGAGGGCGAGACGATCGTGAAGCTCGTGAGCGAGCGCCTGCACGAGCTGCTCATCGACGGCACGCTGATCGACTCCGGCGACTGGCTCGACAGGTCAGAGGGTCAAACGCTCTGAGCGAAAGGGGTGCTTTGACCCACTGTCAAGGGGGGTTCCACAGAGTGAACCATGCAGGCGAATTGTGAACCGCGTGATAAACCTTCAGCGCGCGACAGGGCCGATCGAAAGCGGGATCGGAACCGCGATGGCAGGCCGGGCAGACGTGCCCGGAACTGTGCGGGATGGAGCAACGGCAGCTCGCCGGGATACTTCCCCGGAGATGCGGGGTTCGAATCCCCCTCCCGCTACCAAATCACGGGTGGGGCTATTGCCGCATCGGGTGGACGAGCCAGGAAGCCACGAAAGCCCCCGAACCGCACGGGGCAGAAGAACCCCCTCGGGTACGGCGAGGTCTCGGCGGTCGAGCTCTCCCGCCAGGTGTGCGACGGCATCGGCGAGAACGACCCGGCCGTGCGTGAGCTCCTCGCGATGCTGGCCGGCATTGCTCGCGGCGATCCTCACCTGCGCGGCCGTCACGTGGGCGACAAGTTCCGCGCCATCCGCGAGCTGCTCGACCGCCGCATGGGCAAGGCCGTCCAGCCCATCGACCACAGCGGGAAGATCGGGCTCACCCTCGAGCAGCTCCTCGCCGGCAAGACCGATGCGCCTCCAGATAGCAAAGGCTGAAGCGCAGCGCCTGGTCGACCGCCTGCCGCTGTGGAAAGCCGAGCCGTGCAAGTTCGTGTGGGACGTCTTCGGCGCAACGCCGGATCCCTGGCAGGCCGAGTTCCTCGAGGCGTTCCCCACATCGCCGCGCCTGGCGCTGGTGGCGTGCGCGAACCCGGGGAAGACCGCGGCGCTGGCCTGGGCGGGGTGGAACTTCGAGGCCACGCGCCCGCACGCCCAGGCAGTGGCGACCTCGATCACCGGTACGAACCTGCGCGACAACCTGTGGAAGGAACTCGCGTACTGGCACGGCCGGGCGCCGCTGCTGCAGGCGTTCTTCGAGTGCGGCACGCAGAAGATCACGGCGCGCGGGTTCGAGAAGACCTGGTTCATCGGGGCCCGCACCTGGGATCGTGACGCCAGCGCCGAGCAGCAGGGGAAGGTCCTGGCCGGGCTGCACGCGAGGTACGTGCTGTTCCTGCTGGACGAAGCCGGCGGCATCCCCGACGCGGTGGCCAAGACGGCCGAGAACGCGCTGGGTGGTGCTGACGACACCGAGGCGCACGTGGTGCTAGCCGGAAATCCCCTCGAGCTGTCCGGGCCCCTGTACCGCGCAGCCGTCACCCAACGGAACCTGTGGCGCGTGCTGAGGGTCACGGGGGACCCGGACGACCCGAACCGCGCGCCGCGCGTCTCGAAGAAGTGGGCCCGCGAGCAGATCGACGCCTACGGGCGCGACAGCGCATACGTGCAGGTCTACGTGCTGGGGAAGTTCCCCACCGCGGCCACCGATGCCCTGGTAAGCCTGGACCAGTTCGAGGCCGCGTTCGCGCGGTTCGAGGAGCGCGACGAGCTGGCCTGCGAGCCGTTCTCCCTGGGCGTGGACGTGGCCCGCTACGGGTCTGACCGCACCGTCGTCGGATTCCGCGGCGGCGACGTCCTGCAGCGCTTCGAGCAGTGGCAGGGGCAGGACACCGTGTACAGCAGCGGCCGCGTGGCCGAGCTGCTCGAGGCGTGGGCCTCGACGGGCTGCACCGGGCCCGACGAAGATCCTCGCGAGGAGGTCAACGCGAAGGAGATCCCCATCCTCGTCGACGACGTGGGCGTTGGAGGTGGGGTCACCGACCAGCTCCAGGCGGCCGGCTACAACGCGATCGGCGTGAACGTGGGCTCGGCCCCGGTGGACAAGAAAAAGCACCTGAACCTGCGCAGCGAGCTGAACCTCGCGATGCAGGACCGCTTCCGCGAGGGGCTCATCGCGATCGAGCCCGGCATCCGGGACCGCACCACGCTGATGGCCGAAGGCACCACGCTGAAGGTCGGATATTCCACCGGCAGCCGGCGGAAGATCGAGGGCAAGGACGAGTACAAGAAGCGCACCGGGCGCAGCCCCGACTACTGGGACGCGCTGGTGCTGGCGTTTTCCGGTGACCGCTGGGAAGGCGCCGGCGGGCTGATCGTCTGAGGGGACACGGGTGGACCTGATGCAGGCGATCGCGGACAACTTCACCGAGCTGAAAGCCAGCATCACGCGCACGACCGCGCCTCCGGTGGAGCAGCACTACTACGGCGGGACGGCGCTGCGCGATGCGGATGGGATCTGGATCCAGGCCGCGACGGTTGGGGGCGCCGGGCTGCCGTCCGAGCGGCTCAACTTCCCCTACGCCCAGCACCCCGTGGTGTTCAAGGCCGTGTCGGCGATCGCGCGCAACCTGTCGGGGGTGAAGCTCGAGCTGTTCGAGGGCGACTCTGACAAGGCGCTTCCCCCCACCCATCCGATCGTGCAGCGGTTCGCAACGCCGGATCCTGGATCTGGGGTCCGCCAGCGGTCCTTCATCGCTCGCCACGCGCAGGACATGGACCTGTCGGGCGACTGGTTCCTCTACCTTGACGGTTTCGCCCGCATCGGTGGGCCGGCCGGGAAGTCATTCCCGTCGATCATGCGCAGGCTCCCGCGTGACCGATTCGAGCCCATCGTGAACAAGGGATCCGGTGACCTCGTCGGGTGGAAGTATCGCAAGCCTGACGGTGGCACCGAGACGTTCACGGTCGAGCAGGTGGTGCACTCATTCTACCCGTCCCCCTACTCGGTGCACATGGGGATCGCCCCCCTGGTGGCGGCGTTCCTGGAGGCCGACAGCGACTACCAGGCGGCCGTGGGCAACCGGTACATGTTCGAAAACGACAGCTCGCGCGGGGTGATCTTCAAGGCCACCGAGACCACCGGCGCGACGGCCACGCCCCAGCAGCGCCAATAGTTCCTCGAGAAGTGGAAGAAAGAGCGCCAGGGGGTCACCCGCGGCTACAAGGCCGCGATGACCCCGATGGGCGTGGATGTGCAGGAGCTGGGGCAGTCCAACCGCGACATGGAGTTCATCGACCTGCGGCGGTTCTCCCGCGAGCAGATCCTCGCCATCTTCGACGTGCCCCCCGCCGTGGCCGGTGTGTTCGAGTACGCCAACTACGCCAACGCGAAGGAGCAGCTCCGGTACTTCTGGTATCACAAGCTGTTTCCGATGATGGACGACCTCGAGTCGGTGATTCAGGCGGATCTGCTGGACCGCTTCAACACCGGGCTGCGGTGCGCCTTCAAGCGCGAGCAGGTGCAGGCGCTCATCGATGACTACGGGGCGAAGCTCGAGGCGGCGCTGAAGCTGCACGAGCGGGGCGTGCCGTTCAAGGCGCTCAACGAGCGGTTCGAGCTGGGCTTCGACACCACGAAGATCCTCGGCGCCGACACCGGATTCCTGCCGTTCTCCGTACGCAGCGTCGCCGACACGCTCGCGCCGCCCGAGCCGGAGCCGGCCACCGAGCCGGGCGACGAACCGCCCGCGAAGAACCGCTCCCAGGTCACAGTCACCCACGGAGACGACCGGCGGGCACGGCGGTGGCGGGCGTACATGTCGCAGGCGGACCGCCCCGAGCGCGACATGCTGGCGTCCTGGCGCGGGTTCATCCAGTGGGCCGGCGAGCACGCGATCAGCGACCTCAAGAATCTCGAGCAGGCCGTCTACCTCGGCCTGGTGCGCCACGACGAAGGCGCCAAGGTGCTCCCGGATGACGACGAGGTGATGGGCGAGGCCATGCGCCGGATGCGCGGCCCGCAGGCGGGGGCGTATCGCACCGGCCGCAAGACGGCGGAGGCCGACCTCGGCGTCGAGCTGAGCTCCAGCTTCCTGGACCGGCGGGTTCTCAAGGCCAACCAGGAGCGGGCCGTCTACATCAAGTCGGCGGCGCTGGGGGAGCGCGAGGCGATCCGCCAGCGGGTTGACGAGGGGATCAAGGCGGGTGCGTCGGTGGACGCGATCGAGGCGTCGATCCACCAGCACATGGCGGAAGCCAAGCAGGGGATGGCGCGCACGGTGGCCAGGACGGAGACGCTGGCGGCGTTCGGCCGGGCGCGGTACGACGCCTTCGGGGAGGCCGACGTGCGCAAGCACGAGTGGCTGTCGGCGCGCGATGAGGACGTGCGCCCGTCGCACCAGATCGACGGGGAGACGGTGCCGATCGGGAGCGCGTTCTCGAACGGGCTGTTCTTCCCGATGGACCCGAACGGGCCGGCGGAAGAGACGATCAACTGCAGGTGCGTGGCCTTGCCGGTGGTGGAGTGATGGCGGAACTCGTGAAGGGGGCCAACGGATCCTACACCTGCCCGACCGACCCGGGCGAACCGCACTACTGCACTCCGCGCGTGAGCGTGACCGACGCCGAGGCGGAGCAGATCGCGACGTGGTGCACCGGCCGACGCGTGCTGGAGATCGGCACCGGGCTGGGCGTGAGCACGCGGGCGATTGAGCGGGAGGCGTCCAGCGTGGCAACCGTGGACCCCGATCCCTGGGTCCAGGAGAACATCTGGCCGGAGCTGCCTGTGCCTGGGGTGGAGAAGTGGTCCTCGTGCGCCTCGATCGAGGGAAAGCCCTTCGACGTCGCCTTCATCGACGGCATGCACCTACTCCACGAGGTGGAGGCCGACGTCCGCGCCGTCACGCGCCTGTTGGTGGAGGACGGCCTGATCATCCTGCACGACTGGAACTCGGATGACGTGCAGAAGGGCGCGCGCGCGGCCGGGTTCGAGCCGTTCGCCGTGCTGGCCACCACGCATGGCCTGGCCATCGGGAGACGGCCGTGAACGTAAGCCGGGAGATGGTCGACGACGTGATCATCGACATTGCGGAGGGCATGCGGGACGGCAGCCTCGAGCGTCCGTTCATCAGCGTATGCCACCCCTTCTGCGCGACGTGCGGCGAGATCGTCACCGAGACCGTGCACGAGTGCATGTACTGCGACACCGAGCCCCTATGCCTCGACTGCTGGGAGGCGTGCTGCGCATGAGGCGCCCGCCGGAGTGGGCCGCCGTCGGCGTCACGATGCTTTTCTACGTCGCGCTGCTGTGGGTGGCGCTGGGAGGATGGAGATGAGCGAGCCGATCGTCGTTCCGCAGGTCGTCCGGTGCGCGACGGCGGCCGAGGTCGTGCACGCGGACCGCGGCGCCATGCGCATGAAGCACGTCATCACCACGGGGATGCTCAACCGCAACCGCCATCGGGTCATCCAGGGCGGGGGCGACTTCTCCGACTACAAGAAAAACCCCATCGTGCTGTTCAACCACGACTCGGACCGGCCCGCCATCGGCAAGAACGTCGGGCTCTCGATGGAAGGCAGCGGCGAGCGCGGCCGCATCATCGCCGAGACCGAGTTCGCCCCCACCGAGTTCGGCCGCGAGTTGTTCGCCCTGTATGAGGGGCGTTACATGAACTCGTGGTCGATCGGCTTCCAGGGTGTCGAGGTGACGTTCGTGAAGAACGATGCCGGCGACGTGACCGAGATCGTCTTCAACAAGTGGAAGCTGTTCGAGTACAGCGCCGTCCCGATCCCGGCCAACCCGGATGCGGTGACCCAGGCGCTGCGCCACAAGCTGATCAGCGAGTCAACCTTCCGACTCCTGACCTACACCGACGACCTGACGCCGGAGGAGGCGAAGAGCGAGCCGGGCTTCCCCGAATCCGCCCTCAACCGTCTGGTGACCATGAGGCTGCGAGTTCGCGCGGCCTCAGATCGACTGCTGGAGGGGTGATGTTCACCGCGTTGCTGATCGCTGCGCTCATGACCTTGCCGCTTCAGCAGGCAGGGGTAGTCATGGGCCATCCCACGATCGAATCAGTAGCAAGTCAGCTCGAAGGACTGGAGGGGCAGCTCGCCAAGATGCTCCTCGCGTCCGACAACGCCGGCTCGAAGGTGTCGGGCTTCAAGGCCGAGCTCGAAGCCATGAAGCAGAGCGTCGACGGACTGCGCACCGACCTGGACCAGACCAACAAGTGGGTCACCGACGTTGAGGCGAAGGCGTCCCGGCGTGCCCAGACGGGCCACGACGGACGCAACAGCCTGCTGGAGTCCATCCAGCCCCACGACCGCAAGCACGTGGTGCTCGCCGAAGCGTTCGGCTTCAAGAACCCGATCATGCACGCGGCCAAGGCGCTGTGGATGCAGAAGACGCTCCTGCAGAACGCGCAGGACATCCCCACCAAGCGGCGCGCGGACATGCTCAACGAGGCGAGGCTCCTGGAGCGCGGCTTCGGCGAGGAGCTCGTCACCCACGCGGCGCAGGGCGAGACCACGACCGGGACGGGGGTGGAGACGATCCTGACTCCGGTGGAGGCCGACATCCTCCGCCAGATCAAGGACAACTCCTTCATCCGGCAGGTGGCGCGCGTGATGCCGATGGTGTCCAAGACGCACCAGGTGCCGTCCCTGGACACCGACGTGATCGCGTTCTTCACGGCGGAAGCCGGGACGATCACCGACTCGATGTCGGCGACGAACTGGTCGCAGAAGGCGCTCACGGCGAAGAAGATCGCCGGGCTCGCCACGCTGTCCAACGAGCTGCTGCAGGACAACATCGTCGGTCTGCCAGAGTTCCTGTTCGGCGCCATCGCCGAGCAGATCGGCCGGCTGGAAGACACCGAGGCCCTGGAGGGCACCGGGACGAACTTCACCGGGATCAACGCGGCCTCGGGTGTGAACACGATCGCGGCGGGAACCGACGGCGACAACGTGTCGCTCAACAAGATCATCGCCTCGATCTTCACGGCTCAGGATGCCGACTCGCGGCAGAACGCGGCGTTCTTCATGAGCCCGCTTCTGGCGATCAAGGTGTTCGGCCTGACCGATACCAACGGCCAGCCGATCTTCACCCTGCCGATCGCGGCGGCAACCATCAACACCGGCACAACCATCATGCCCCAGGGTGCGCGCGGGATGCTGCTGAACTACCCCGTGTTCGTGCACTCGGGCATCAAGGCGGACCGGACGAAGGGGTCGGGCACGGCGCTGACGAACCTGTACTTCGGCAACTGGAAGAAGGCGCTCATCGGTGACCTGCTCGGCCTGTCGTTCTTCACGGATCCGTACTCTCTGTCGTCTTCGGACTCGGTGAAGATCCGCGTGACGAAGCGCACGGGCTTCGTCGCGGGTGTTCCCAAGTCCTTCACGATCGCGAAGGACCTGAAGACCACGTAATAGCACCCGGGGCGGGGGTCTTCGGGCTCCCGCCCCGCTTCATAGGAGACGCCGATGCTTGGGGAGGCGGAAGGCAAGCGGGTGATTCGCGAGGGCCTGTACACCGTGATGTGGCAGAAGGGTAACTTGGGATGGGATGACGATCCCGGGAGATTCGCCTCCACTCCAAGCAACAACCACTATCAGGTGCTCGCCTCGTCCGTACAGGAAGCGCTCGCCACCGTGCCCGCGGATGCCGGATATGTGAAGTGTCGCCTCGATATCCCCGCCCGCGCGATCGTCGTGGCGAAGGAAGCCACAGTGGAGCGTGCCTGATGGGCGAGGCGAGACGCAAGCTGGCGGCGGTGTTCGGCAGGAAGCCGGTGGTCAAGACCGGGGTCCTGCTGGCCATGCCCACGCTTGGGGGCTACAACCGCATCGAGCAGGTCATGATCGGCATGCTCTCGGCCGGCGTGTCGGCGCGCCCTGACGTTCCCTACCTCGTCGAGCCCTACTCCATCCAGCATCGCTACCCGGTATCGGACGCGCGCAACGACTGCACCCAGCACTTCATGGAGCAGACGAGCCACGAGTACCTGATGTTCTGGGACCACGACATGATCCCGCCCACGAACTGGTTCGAGCTGATCGGGCGCGGAGACATCGTGTCGGGGCTCACGCTGATGTGGAACGCCTCGTCGCCGGCGCACCAGCGGATCCAGTTCAACCAGTTCCAGATCAACAACCGCAACGTGAGCGAGACCGTGCTGCCGCAGCACGACGGGAAGCCCTACGAGGTGGACGTCGTGGGCACGGCCTGCATGGCGATCCACCGCCGGGTGTTCGAAAAGCTCGGGCCGCGCCCGTTCAAGGAGCCCATCGGCCCGGGCGGCAAGCGCGCGATGGGGGAGGACATGGCGTTTTGCCGGGAGGCTCGGGCGGCCGGATTCCGGGTGACCATCATCCCCGACGTCGTGTTCAACCACGTCAAGGAAGTCGGGCTCGTGGAGGTGTACGAATCCATGCGAGCGTACATGGAGATCGGCCGGAAGGCCGGGTATGCGCGGGCGATCCAGGAGCTGCGCGAGGCCGCTGCCGCGGCGGGGCAGCCGGAGCCGACGTTCGCCGATCAGGTCGCGCAGGCTGGGGGTGCGGCATGAAGAACCTCCCGTCGATTGAGACCATCCGCCTCGACAAGGAGATGATCGGCGCAACGTTCTCCGTCTCCGACGTCATCCTCAACGACTGCCGCGCGAAGATCACCGATGTCTTCGGGCACTGCGTGAACATGCAGGTCAGGGGGTTCTTGTTCAGCGAGAAGGCGACGACCTACCGCTTCGAGGCGCCCGCCGACTGGTGGCAGGCCGTCAAGGAGCGCTGGGCCCCTGCGTGGGCGCTGCGCCGCTGGCCCGTGAAGATGCGCACGGAGATCGTGGACGTGAAGGCGCTCTATACGGATCCGCGCCTGCGAGTCTCGCTCCCTGACTATGCGCACAACCTGGTGTTGCAGCGGCTCGAGCCTCAGACCGTGGGCCAGCCCTGGGGTGAGGCATGAGGCGCCGCGGATTCCTGGGGGCACTCGGGGCGATCGCTGGCGCGCTGACGCTGCGCCCGAAGGAGGCCGTGAAGGCGATGACGGTGCCTGGGCTCCCGCCAGAGGCCGCCAGCGGGATCGGCGGGGTGCAGACGGCTATCACGTCGATGGTTGCGATGCCGGCCCGCACCTGGCCGACGAACATGAACATCAGCCAGGAACTCCTGGACGACGACATTGTGTGGCGGCGAATCTTCGACGATGAGGTCAAGAAGCTCGAAATGGAGATGGGCCTATGACCCTCCTCCTTGCCACCGCGATCGCCACAGCCTTCTACCTCGTCGCCCGCCTCGACGCCGGGACGTCGCTCTCCCCGGACGGCCGCTTCTACGTCGCCGCTGGGACCGGGGCGGCCGTGCCTCGGCCTTACTGCTTCCGATGGCTCCCCTCGCTGCTGTGCGGTGCGGAGTCGTGGCGCTGGCAGGCGCTGTCGGCCGCCTCGCTCATCGCGTGGGGGCCGCTGCTCGCGTGGTACCTGGATGCGCTCGGACTTGCACCCTGGCAGCAGCTCGCCGGCGTCGCGCTGCTGTGCGGCCTGCCGGGGATGTTCCGGTTCAACGTGCACCTGCCGGCGCTTGTGGACGCTCCCGCCTTTGCCCTCGCGCTGGCCGCCTCCGGTGCATGGCTCCACGGGCACACATGGGCTGCCGTGGGCATGACCGTCGCGGCCGGAGCGTGCAAGGAGACGGCGCCGGTCTTCGCGGC